GTCTATCGTCCAGATGATATGGTAAGGATTAAAGAGTATTTTCAAGCGATTCACATGAACGGTGAGGGCAAATCTTTAGCTATTCCAAATGCAATGAAAAAGGCATTCAAGAATAATTTGGAGTCCTTAGATTCATACTCTATCCTTAAATACAAAAAAGGATTAATCGATATCATAAACCTCGTTCACCCTAAGCCAAACGAAAAGGAAGCTAGGATGGTAGAGGTGGATGGTAAATCGGTAGAGGTCCTTAGTGCAGTTATTAGAGGATTAAAGGTATCTGCTGACACATGGGAGGTAGCTCAATCCGAAGCGGGCCAAATAGTAGCTCAGGCAGTTAAAGAAGGAAAGATTTCTGAAGCTGAAGCGGAGAATGTTTTAAAAGAGGCAAAGGCTGATAACTGGAAAGGACTTTTAACAGATAAGTCATTGGGAATCTTAGCTGCTCTTAGAAACATTAGGTCCATCTTAAAAACCAATGCGGACAGGGATACACTAGACATGCTGGAGGAATTATTAGGTGACACCAACATGATTCTCTCTGGCAAGATTATGCCTTACCAAATAGATATGGCGATCGAGGTTATTAATTCAGAATTTAATAGTCAGAATTCTAGATCTCTGGTTAAGACACTGGCTAAGTCTTACGAGGATTCTATTCCTAATCTAAAGGAAGCTTTGAAAGGAAGAAACCTGGTAATGTTAGACTGTTCAGGATCCATGAGCACTAGAATAAATGATGCTAAGATCCGAGGTAAGATATATTCCTCTAGCTGTATGGATAAGGCTGCCCTAATTGCGTCAACCATAGCCAAAGCAACCGATGCAGATATCATTAGATTCGGGTCATCAGCCGAATACGTATCATGGAATCCAAATCAGGACGTATTTACTATGTCTAAAGAGATAGTTAGAGGGATGGGTGGAACAAACCTTTCAAAAGCTTGGCAATGCGCTTCTGAATCAGGAAATTCGTATGATAGGGTTTTTATATTATCCGACAATGAGTGCAACGTTGGTTCCACATACGAGATGTACAGAAAATTTGTTGAGAACGTAAGCGATCCTTATGTCTACTCAGTAGATCTATGCGGATATGGTACAAATCCTATAGCAGGTCCAAAGGTAAGGTATTACTATGGATATGGATTCAGCATGTTTGAGGATATCTCTAAATGCGAATTTAATCCCGAATTTCACATCGAAAAGGTAAAGAAAGTTGAGATCTAATTCGAAACTAACCTTGCCTACGTCGATATAACAACAAAGAAAAAAACGAAATAGTCAAGATTTGGGTTACTTCAATTTACTTTTAATAAATCCAGAAAACCCACCCAATTCGCCTTTCTTTTCGTTCTTTCATATATACATTCCGTTCTAATAAATAAAAACAATTATAAAATAAAAAGACTGATAGTCAGGAGTGAGTTACTTCATACGGCAAATATAAAAACACTCATTCCGATTACTTCTCTCTTTTTATCTTATGCAAACTATAAAACAAGTTCTTTGAAATCATAAAACCAAACAAACAAATAAAAATCGGATAGTCAGGGGTGAGTTACTTCATACGGATCGAAAAAACACTCATTCCACTTACTTCCTATTTTTAATAAACACATTATCCAGTAGTCAATAAACAGTTACTTCTAAAATTCAAACTGTGTCCCGTAAAAAGGACACTATCTATGAAGAAAAATACCACAAGCTGTCTGGTATGCCTAATATTCAATCTTCGGATAGTTTACTTCGGTTAAAAATGGCAGAAAGCAAGAGGACAGGGCTTTTAAAAACAAGGGGACTCGGGCATGAACTGGTATCATGCACCTGTTTATAATTATACTCTGGATTATTTTAAACTGCGGGATAGAGACTAGGTTCATATCCTAGATATCGTTTCTCCCGCCACAAAAAGATCTAGTAGCTCAGTGGTAGAGCAGGCCGAAGCCCACCCTTCGGTTTCGTGACGGATTGGGTTCGATTCCCCCCTAGATCACCGGCGCATTTTTGTACACCAAACCTAGATATATAGGATAAAAGTAATTAAAATGGCAAGGACCGCACACAAATTCCACTATATCTATAGAATAACTAACGCTAAAAATGGGAATTATTATATAGGAATGCATTCTACGGATAACTTAGAGGATGGCTACATGGGAGGAGGAAAAAGGATTAGAAACTCTATTAGAAAACATGGATTAGAGGTTCATATCAAGGAGATACTAGAATTTTTAGATGATAGGAAATCATTAGCAGAAAGGGAAAAAGAAATTGTTAATGAGTCCATATTAAAAGATCCATTCTGTCTAAATTTATGTATAGGAGGTGAAGGAGGTATAAGAGATTGGATGCTGGATAGCAAATTAACCAAAGAATATGGCCAAAGGGGAGGAAATTCTCTAAGGAACAAAATGAAAGATAGTAAATATAAAGAATCATTTATAGAAAAAACTAAAAGAAATCGTGAAAATGCAGTAAAAAGATTCCTAGAGTTAGTTGAGAGTGGAAAACTTTGTCTAAATACATTTGGTGATAAAAAACATTCGGCAGAAACTATTCTATTAATGAAGGAGAAAAAGAAAGGTCACGGTATAGGGGAAACAAATTCTCAATTTGGTTCTTTATGGATACATCACATAGAGGAAAGATTAAATAAAAAGATTAAAAAAGAAGAGATCGAAATTTATCTTAATAAAGGATGGACTAAAGGGATGAAAATGGATTTTTTTAAAAATAATAAATAGCTATCGGCAAAAAGAAATTACATCAGCTTACCAAGCTGAAGATGTGAGTTCAATTCTTACTATCTGCTCCACCAGGACCTCGATGCTTACCGTCAGATCAGCACAGAGGTCATTACAGTCTAAGAGAATAGCCCAAGGCATAACCTTAGACAAACCAGAAATAGTACCAGTCGACTGGAATCATACTATTTCTGGATATTTGCCCGGGTGGTGTAATTGGTAGCCACGTATGTTTTAGGCACATATGTCGAAAGGCGTGTCGGTTCGAGTCCGACCCCGGGTACAAAAGCCTACTTAGCTCAGTTGGTAGAGCTTCTGATTTGTAATCAGATGGTCGGCGGTTCGAGTCCGTCAGTAGGCTCCACTTATTTTAAACATATAATGAAAGCAAGAAATACATTTTTAATATCTATAGCTATCTTTATTGCATCATGCAGTGATAATAGCAATACTGATAATCAGGTAAATGATTCATCATCTAGTATTAAAAATGAAAGAGTAGAAGACACTTTAGATATCAACGATCGAATTTCTATCGATCAATTTAAAAGGATGGATTCATTGCACGCAGCTGGTAAATTATAATTAAACTAGCTATATAAGAAAAAGGATCCTCATAAAAGGTTCCTTTTTATTTGTTAGCAAAAATAGAAAATGATGGATAATCAAGAAGGTATCGATGCTATCAAATTGAAGTTTGAAGCAGAGAAGATTAAATTAAGGGAGGAGAGAGAAAAGAGGATTAGAGAACATTGGAAAAATTTGCCAAGGCTAAATAATCCAGAAGATGTACCACTTCTCCCAAGGGTGAATGAGAAAGAATGGAGAGAATATTTCGTTCCAAAATTAATTGAAGCTGGAGCGATCCCTAAAAAAGATTTAATCCATGGACAAGTTTATATTGGTGATCATAGAAATACCGACGTTGCTAGATGGAATCAGGAAACGAATAAATTTGATCACATGAGATATAAATTTGGATGGATTAAGGATGATTGTAACCACTTTGAAGATGACGATGGATTTGCATTATTCGTCCCGATCAGAATAGGTACAGAGGATGATTGGAATGAAAGATTAAAATAAAATTAACGGCAGTAAAAGATTTCCAATATTTTTTATTGTCGATCTAAATCATTAATTTTACTATTGTATTAAAAACAACATAATATTGTAACGTAATACACTGCAATATTTTTAAAATGCTCTTTGACGTATTGGAAAAAAATAGTCAGGTGGCGGAATGGTAGACGCTTTTGGATTCTCTGTCCGATACCTTTGTTAAGGCAAAAAGCTTACAGGTTCGAATCCTGTCCTGACTACCAAAGATATCTGTCTAAAAGGACAGGGTTAGCAATTCGGAAAAGTACGGAGCGGAGAATATCCCTTCTGAGCGAAATCCTTAGGTTGTATAGGCTGTGGAGCGACACCATATATCTTTGCAAATTTAGTCGGTCGGTCTTTGGAGACCTTTGGTAGTGCGGAGTGGCCACAAAGCATTACACGGCAGGTAAAGCAGGGAGTAATTACCCTGTGTGACTGATAAGGGAATCGCCCCTGGGAGCAAGTTCAATTCTTGCACCGACTACAAATTGGTGGTAGGTTTTGGAAACACTACGTAATAAGTTAAGTTTAAATCCAGCGACTACAATTGGTCCAGTAGTAGAGGGTCTTACTCCAATTTATTTAGTCAGGTGGCGGAATGGTAAACGCTGTGTATGCTCGATTAGACACCAGTACGAGGCAGTGAAAATCCTGCACGTAGGGCTTAGAAAACTGGTTACAGGTTCGAATCCTGTCCCGACTACAAAAAATAAATGTTATGGAAAAATTAGCAAGTATAAAAATATTAAGGCCAATTACATTACCAATTATAGCTGTGTTTCTTATCATCTATATTATTGTGGCGTATGTATTTGACTTAGAAATGTAAATAAATAGTCAGGTGGCGGAATTGGTATAACGCATACCACTAATGAATGTGGTAGTTAAAGCTTGTAAACTTTACACAGGTTCGATTCCTGTACTGACTACAAAAATAATGGATGCCCGGCTTGTTCCGTCAAGGGCTGTAAAATAAACACAGATCAACGGAACTCATGATGGAGGTCTTGCCAAGAAAGTAGACGAGATGTGTTGCAACAATGTCCATTATTTTAAATAGTCAGGTGGCGGAATGGAGCGTGGAGTCCACGCTCGTGGTAGACGCTGCTTCCTCCCGATGTGCACCGTCTTTGCTACGGTTACAGGTTCGAGTCCTGTCCTGACTACAAAAATTAGAAATATGGAGATATTTGATTTTATAGGACACCTGAGTAAAGAAAATTCGGTAGAATTTCTTTTCGGTGAGAATAATTGGAAAAAAGGAACTATTATTGGTGTAGATCTAGAAAAAGAGGAGGTTAAAATAAAAACGGAAAGCAATTCACATTGGACTAAACTTTATTACCAATTAGGCTCAGGTTTAAACAGAAACCCAAAAGTTAGAATCCCTTATGAAGACAAATAAATAAAACTATGAAAAATCTACTTTGGAAATTATTAGGATCGATCTACGAAAGTTGGGGATA